CAACTCACTCAAGTGGAGATGCTGTTACTAATTTTGTAAACCAAGCTACAGAAATTTTAGAAATGTCCTACAGAAATTCTTCTAACGTGGATTCACCTTTAGAAAAAATTAATAGGTCTCAGTTTCAAGCTTTATCTAATAAGTCTTCTACAGGTCAGCCTTCACAATATTTTGTTCAAAGATTTGTAGACCATATTTTAATCACTTTATATTTAACACCTGGTTCTACAGAAAATGGAAATGCTATAAATTTTTATTATGAAAAAAGAATACAAGATGCTGGTGCTTATACGAACGCTACTGATGTTCCGTATAGATTTGTACCTTGCATGGTTGCAGGATTAACATATTATCTATCTATGAAATATGCAGCACCAAGAATTCAAGAATTAAAATTAATTTATGAGGATGAATTAGCACGAGCTTTAGAAGAAGATGGTTCTTCATCGAGTGTGTACATTGCTCCTCGAACTTACTATCCGAGTATATAATTATGGGAAATTTATCAAAAGGAAAATACGCATTATTTATTTCAGACCGATCAGGTTTAGCTTTTCCATACCGTGAAATGGTTAGAGAATGGAATGGTGCAAGAGTCCATACTTCAGAGTATGAACCTAAACAACCACAATTAGAACCAACACCTTATTCAGCAGATCCACAAGGACTTCCTCATCCAAGACCACAAAAATTTAATTTATTAACTGGTGGAGGCGGAGGAATTATTGCTGACTTAACTTTGCCTGGAGATTTTGCATTTCAAACCGTTACTGATAATAGCATGACGCCCGCAAATCCAAATACAGTTAACAATGCAAGACAAGCATTAATGATAATAGGGAGTGTAACAATTAATATATCATGACATACGACGAACTAGTTACAAAAATTAGAGATTACACAGAAGTAGATTCAAATGTTTTAACTTCAACTATTGTAAATGGATTTATAGAAGATGCAGAATTTAGAATTTTAAGAGATGTAGATTCTGACAATAACAGAAGATACGTTACCGCAAATTTAATATCCGGCACGAGATTTATAGACACACCTCAAAATTTGCTAGTAATCAGATCTGCTCAGATTGTAGACTCTGAGTTGGCTGATGGAGATACTAATCAAAATAGGGATTTTTTACAGTATAGAGATGTTAATTTTATGTCAGAATTTAATCCTGCTGCGGCTCAAGGAGTGCCTAAATATTACAGTAACTGGGACGAGACTAGAATAGTAGTCGCTCCAACTCCAGATCAAACTTACACTATTCAATTAAATTATATCTTGAAACCTGCAGGGTTATCGAGTACAAATACCACTACATACCTAAGTTTAGAGTTTCCCAATGGCTTATTGTATGCATGCCTCGCAGAGGCTTACGGTTTCTTAAAAGGACCCGTTGACATGTATCAGTTATATGATAAAAAATATGTTGAGGCCGTCAAAGGCTTTTCCATAGAACAAATGGGAAGACGAAGACGGGATGAATACCAAGCAGGTGTTCCTCGAATAGGAAAACAATAAGGAGAAAACATGGCTATAACACAAGCGATTTGTAATACGTTCAAAAAACAACTGTTGGAAGGCGACGCTAACTTTTCAAATTCAAGTGGCGACAAATTTAAAATAGCTCTTTATACTTCTTCAGCGACTCTAAACTCAGCAACTACTTCTTTTACAACTTCTAACCAAGTTGCAAACACCGGACAATATACTTCTGGTGGAGGAGCTTTAGTTAACCAGGCTGTTTCTTTAACAGCGGGTGTAGCAAGAGTTGACTTTGCAGACAGATCATTTACTGGAGTCACTTTAACTGCCAGAGGAGCATTAATTTATAACACATCATCAACATCCACAAATGCGGGCGTATGTGTTTTAGATTTTGGAGCAGATAAAACAGCTACATCAGGAACATTTACGATTCAGTTTCCAGCACAAACATCAACAGCAGCGATTTTAAGAATCTCTGGTTAATTAGGAGGTAAACTCCTATGGCATCAGGAACTTGGAATACCGGCTTTTGGGGCCAGAACCAATGGAACGATTCAGCTAACCCGTCGCCACAGGTTACGGGTATTGCCCTTACTGCAACTTTAGGGGACGAAACAACCGTTGGTGAAATTAATGCAGGTTGGGGAGCAAAAAACTGGGGCGATAATGCTTGGGGCATAGCTGCAAATCTTATTGCAACAGGTGATGCTCTTACTTCAAATTTAGGAAGCTCTACAGTTTCCGCAGGGTCAAACGCTACACCTTCAACCAACAATGGTCAAACCGGAACTTTAACTCTAAACTCACCTACAATAATTATTGCAGTTGAACCTCCTATTACGGGTTTTGCTTTAACAAGTAATTTAGGAACTGCGGACGCTGGTCCTGATGCAATGGCGACAGGTATAGGAGCTACTATGGCTCTTGGTACACTGGATGCCTTTAACACCACAGGTTGGGGTAGACTTCAATGGAATGTAAACGATTGGGGCGACGCTGGTAGTTCTGTCATAGCGTCTACAACAGGTATTGCCATGACCTCAGCTTTAGCAAGTGTTACTTCTACTGCTGATGCTAGTGTTACGGCAAGTACTTTAAACGTAGCCCAAGCTACGCTAGGAATAGTCGACCCTGCGCCAGACACGATGATTACTGGCAATTTCATAACTGGTTCTTTAGGAACCCTAGGAATGCAAGGAGATGTTACTGTTAGTCCTACCGGAATCGCATTAACAGCAGCTCAAGGGACTGCAGTTGCAGATTTAAACCAAGAGGTTGCAGTCACTGGAATTCCTATGAATAATCAATTAGCCAGCGTATCGGTGGCTATTCATATAGATGTTACCCCTACTGGATTTGGGTTGACGGCAAACTTAAATAGTGTTAATGCTTTGATATGGAATGAAGTTCCAACTGGTTCAGCACCAATTGACCCTCCTGGGTGGGTAGAAGTCGCTGCATAATGAGTTTGACACGGACTCTTTATTTTTATAAAATAAACGATATAAGGAATTTAATATGGCAAATTCAACATCAGCAAGTTTAAAACTTACAGTTCAAGCAACCGGTGAAAACTCGGGAACTTGGGGACAAATCACAAATACAAATTTATTAATTTTAGAACAAGCTATTGGTGGCTACGATACTTTTAACGTAACCAATGCTAACAGAGCTTTAACTTTTACTAATGGTGCATTATCAAACGGTAAAAACGAAGTAATTAAATTAACTGGAACATTGGCAGGAAACTTAAATGTAACTATTCCTGATTCAATTGAAAAAGTTTACACAGTTGTAGATGGCTGTGATCATGCAGGAAACACTTTAACTTTTAAAACATCATCTGGAACAGGTGTACTTTTATGTGAAGGAAACTGTTACACATTATATTCTGATGGAACTAACGTTGTTAAAGCTGATGAATATAGAAAATGGAGAGCGGTATCTGCTGCAGAAACAGTTCAAGCAGGCGCTAAACTTTTAGTAAATACAAACGGTGGAGCAGTTACAATTACACTGCCAGCCTCACCAGCTACGGGAGATGAAGTACATTTCGTAGACCAAGGTTATGATTTTAATAGCAACGCATTGACTGTTGGAAGAAACTCTTCTAATATAGCTAATGCAGCAGCAGATCTTGTTGTAAATACACAAGGTGCCGCTTTTGGATTAGTATTTTCAGGCGACGCTACAACAGGATGGACTTACACGGAGAAATAATATGGCAAATTACGAAGCAACAAAATACGATTTTTCTGGAGCAAACCTTACAGGCATCGAAGGAATTCCAACAGCAACTATTGTGCCGTGGTCTTCTTCTTCAGTTCCAACAGGTTTTTTAGAATGTAACGGAGCAGCAGTTTCAAGATCTACATACTCTGCATTATTTGCAATTGTAGGTACGACTTATGGAGTTGGTGACGGTGCAAGTACTTTTAATGTTCCAGATTTACAAGACAACGTAGCTGTTGGAAAATCTAATAACAAAGCTTTAGGATCAACAGCAGGAGCAAACACTGTAACTTCAACAGGTAACGTTGGAGGATCAACAGCAAATGCAACTTTATCAACAGCACAACTTGCATCTCACTCTCACCCTGGTGGTAGAGGTAATGGTGGTAGATCACAAAATATATCTGGAGATCCAGGTAGTGGTCAATATCAATCTGGAGGTGTTTCTGGAAACACAGGGAGTGCGGGAAGTGGTAGTGGTCACTCTCACAACATGAGTGCAACATTTTCAGGGGATGCAACTTCAGT